CATCGGTAGGCTTTTTGGAAGCCATAGATAAAAATCTGAAAAATGGTGTTTGATCAATTGCTAACTCCGATACACGATTACCAAACGCATATCTTCTTCTAAGATCGCCAATCCCCGAACCACCACTAGCAGGGGATGAACCATCTGAAGAAGGAGCTACATTGCTTGTGCTTAGAAATAATGGATTGTCTGCCATTGTTTTCTCCTTGTTTTGATTTTAGTTATGTCAAAACAAACGCACCGAATTAACTAAACAAATTATCTACCTGATTGTCCAATCCTAATATTGTGTCAAACACTTGATCATTTGCATCCACTGATTTTGCCTGTGAATTGGTATTACTTGCAGTTGTAGGAATGCTACGGACCGCTTTCATTTGTTTAAGCATATCATCTTTAGTGCTATTAGCTACATTAGACATGTACAAGTCTTTATTTTTTAAAAGATAAATATCCTCAAATCCTATTTGATGTTTATTTGCCCAATCCATCATATCTTTAAAATCAGTATCGCTTATTCCAGACTTCTTTTTAAATGCTTCTGCCTGTTTATCACGCTCTACTTTTTGCATCGATTGTTGAGTAGCTTGTTTTTCAGCAGATAATCTGCTATCTACTCGACTACTTACCGCACGATCAATCATGGTTGAAAAAACCTTTGAACTATCGCTATTCGGATTCGAGACTGCTTCATCTATGTCAAAAACAAAGTCTTCAGGAAGAGATAACTCTTCTTTTAGTTCCTTCGGTTTTTGTCCATTTTGAACATAATCCCTTATTGTATTAACTAATCCTTCATCATTTTGAAGGGCTTCGATGTACGGCTTAAAGCGATCTAGATTATCCAGCTCTTCTTTCATTTTCTGAGCTTCACGTGATGAATCGGAATAACGCTTCTTCCAATCAGTGTCATCCTTTTTAGGAGCCTCTTCTATATCAGTAAAAAGAGGGTTTTCCTGTTTAGGTTCTTCTGTTGCTTGTTGATTTTCTTGAGGTTCTTCGTCATCTCGAATCGCACCGTTAACTTCTCGATCAAGATTATCAAAGAAACCTTCAGCAGAGCCAAATACGGAATCTTCTACCGCATCTTGGGTTACTGCTTGTTGATCTTCACTCATTAATTAACCTCCATAGGTTGCTCTTGTGAATTCTTTTTTAGGAGTTGTCTTTGTAAATCAGATTCAGCTTTGACTCGATCTGCAGAACGACCTTCTGACATTTTTCGATCATTAACTGATTTTTTAACTTCAACTTCTCCTTGCATAATTTTTGATTTAATACCCGCTTGAACTAACTGTCTAGAGAGTGTTTCTATAGTACCATCTCTGTCTTTTACTTGTTCTTGCATTTGAGTTAATTGAGATTGCAATTGAGAGTATAAACTCTTTCGCTCTACAATCTTTTCTTTGTTGCGAATATCGGTTTCAGCTAGAACTGCAATATCGTCTACAATGCCTAGCTTCATTAATTCTTTCATTTCTGCTAAATACGCCCATCTATTGACAGGTAAAGTAGATCCTGCAACAATACGCACATCAAATTTGGCAGTTTCATAATCATTCCATTTTCCAATAGCTTTTCCGTAATCATTGTAAATTGGAACATTGATTTCTACTTCTTTCATATTTTCAATATTATTAGGTTGTACAATTCGCATTACTTTATGCGCTTTATATACACCTTGACTAAAATCTTTTACAACTTGACCTAATTGTTTAAGTGAAGGCTCTATACTGCTTTTTAACCATTGTTTAACTCTTCGAGTGCCGTATTCATCTAAAGCCAACATACCTCGATAGGTTTCATTTTGGCTATCAGGACTCCCCATTGAAGTACCGTAAATGCCTGCTAAATACTCCATGTCGGTTTTGCCTTGTTGAACAATGTTATAAAATGCAGATGACAGTTGAGCTGGTAACACTTCTTTTGGACTTTCAAATCCTTGATTTACAGGTAACAATGCGCCAGGGGCGGTTGCAAATTTCTCCCAATAAGCAGTATCAATAGATCCTTCTTGGTACATCCAACGTAAAGAACTTCCTAATGAGGCGTTGTGTATCATAAGCTGATGGGCTTTGTTGATTTCTTGCTGTTTACCAACCAAAGGGGCAACTGCACTCATAGAAAAAGGAGTTCCTGTCCATTTGTACATAAAAGGTACTAGAGGGTAATGCTCTGTAGGAAGAATATCCTCCGATAGAGTTACATCCCCTGCGACTTTTAATAATTTTATTTCGGTTTTATAAAAGAAAACATGATCTACAATCATTTGTGAAAATTCTTGATCTTTTTTTAATGCATTGTATTCTTCTGCAGTAATAATCTTATTTTCAATAACAGACATTTGTTTTTGAGCTTCTGCCATCATTTGTTGACTTAATAGAGCCAATTGCGCTTCGTTTTCTTTAACCGCTTTTTGCAATTCTAATTCCATACGTTCAGGCAACATTTCGCCACTTTGAACTGATTGCTGTAATTTTTGTTGAAGTTCTTGCATCTGAACTTGCATTTCTGCACTGGCTTCAGCTATTTGAGTGTCTACTTGTTTTTTAACCTGTTGAACTTGTTCAGGACTTGGAATTTTTTGATAAAAAACATTACACCATTTTCTTTTTTCTCTTTCATAAACTTCAAAATATTCAACCATTGGACTTTCTTTACCTTCTTCATCATAGCCAGTAGTGATTTCTTTGTATTGAAAATCAGAAGAAAATTCAGGTTTATCGGTGTAATTGTAATCTGTGGATTGTGTGGAAGAGGATTTTACAATTTTTGCTTTATGTTCAGGATACAATTTAATTAACTGTGCTTTAGGCAATACTTTTCGAATAATTATGTGAGAAGCATCACGAAACAATGGATCTCTGGATTTTGGATCAATGTAAACATCAAATGGATCAGGTTGTTGAATCACAACTTCACCCATACCGTTATCCATATTTGGATCAACACATACTTGAAGAAACCCTAATGATTTAGTGATAGCATCATTAATAACATTGGAATACAAGGTTTGACATTCCGATTGATTCCATATATAGTCAGCAACATCAGAGAATACTGCGGCAACATCGCTATCAGACGCTTCAGTTCCTACCGCTTGCCATCGAGGTGTATTTGATGTAGCGTAATAGTTAAGCATTTCAACAACAGGGATAATCCTATTGACGGTAAACGTAGGCATTCCTTGTTCACGAAGTGCTTCTACATCTTCCTCAGAAATTTGATTATCAAGATAAAAATCATGACCCTCTTGATTGATTGTTTCCCAATCTTGTCTTCGAGAATCATTAATAGCGTTGAATAACTTTCGTACTCTGTTTGCTCGTTTATCCTCTTTTTTAGCCATTAAGCCAATACCCAATTCTTAGGACGAGATCTAGATTCTTTACGGAAAATTCCGTTTTCTTTGACGAGACTACGAGGAGGAGTTGCGTATTTGCACGCATAGGCAAGAGCATCTATGGTGTCATCATGCGCCATGCGGTTCCCAAATGTAACTATTTCGTGATGTAAATCGTAATGATTTTTTTTCATAAATATTTGACCGATAGCAAATCTTTGTTGAAGGACTTCTTGAATACGATCTCGTTTGCTCATGCGAGTTCCAGGTTTTTCTTCTTTCCACTTGACTGTAAAATCATTTCGCCTCATAGATTCACTGCGAAGTGCTTGAAAGATAGGTCGAGACATAGTTGTGTCTTCAACTACCTGAAGTAAAGGATGATATTTGTGTGCGTAATCAAACATATAATCAACAATACCAGATTTTTCTTCTCCCACTATAGACATAACCGTTAGATCTCTTTGGCGAATGTAATCAAGGACATAAATAGAATTATTCATATCAACCGCTACCACCATTAGAACGCTATAATCTGAACCTCGTCTATTTACATCGGTAGCAGGATCAACTCCTACAAAAGTTTGTACAGGTTTTAATTGATCGTCATGCCATATGTACCCCATTTGATGATCTTCTTTCCATTCATAATGCCCATCCCAATATTTAATGTGTCGTGAATTAAAAATAGAGTCTTCTTCACTTTGAACTTGCATCATGTATTCTTGATAAAACTTGTGAGGCATTCCACTGTCACGATAGAATTTTTTCTTTTCTTCTAGCTTTTCTTTAGGAAACCAACTGTGCCACAATGAATTTCCTTTGTCATCAATAGCCTTATACAACTTTACATCCCAAGCAAAGTCTTTCTTCCCTTCTTTTTTGGCTTGTTCGCTATTGGTTATAAGATTATTAATAAAAGAATCATAATGCACAGGTGTACCGTTAATGCGCAACCGACCAGTATGAGGCTCCAAAGCAGGATAAACAACCGCAGTGATAAGGTTTCCGTTTTTAGCTCTAGCTTCTGGAGTAAGTGTATTATTCTCATCTTCGAAATCATCCAATATAATTAAGTCGTATCGTTTATGCAGTTTAGCTCCTCCACGAATTCCCGATACATTGGATTTCGAAAGCAGTTTACATCCATTGGCAAGCTCTATATCTTCTTCGGTCCATTTACGACCTTTTTGACTGCCAAAGTAATATTTAATTTTGTCGTTAAACTCTAAATGTGTTTTAACATAATCCATATTTCCACTAGCAAGTTTTTGCGTAGCAGATACCCAACCATAAAACAAAGGATCGTCTTTTTTTGCAAAGCAGAAGGACCACAACAAATCGCACTTAGTTAAAACGGTTTTTCCATGACCTCGTGGCATAATAATCGCTAATTGCTTTTTATCGTGATTCATTATGTCATCAGCTATCTCATAATGAAACCACGGAGTTTCAGAACGCATAAAATCATCAGGAAGAAATAATTTTCCAAAAGAAAGCATATCTTCTTTAGCAAGCACATACGCTTCTTCAGCTTTGGATACGTTTTGTGTATTTATGTTTGCCATTATTTATTTTTACAATATTTACATTTTTTTCTAGGTAAGCCATAGGTAGGTAAATGGTCGTAATACAGTAAACTTTTAGACCAAGTAAGTTCCCAAACTTTTTTACAATCTTTGCAAAACCTTAATCGTCTTTGATCGTAATTATAATTGTTTTTTATTTTTCTATTTAACGTTTTTGGTTTTGATAATATTTTAATAACCCAATCCATATTATTTTTTAACCATTTCGTAAGCAAAGACCAATGAAACACCTATTAAAAAAAATATTACAACAATAGTCATTTTTTCTTTTTCCTCCAACTTAAAGGGTTTATATTGAATTCCTTTTCATAAAATTTTACTTTTTCTGCCAACTCTTCTCGTTTAGCCCTTTCTTCCACGATGTGTTTAGTAAGTAAATCCCCAATCTTCTCATTTGCAATAACAACATTGTCTTCCAATTTTCTAATACGAGTTTCAATTTGCCAATACCCATAAACTAACATTCCAACAAGAACACAGATTTGCCCCAACCATTTAAGATTAATAGAAATAATGGCATTGTCATCTAAGATTGTGCTTCTATAACTTCTAGCTGTGTTTGGCTTTCCATTAGTGTTTTCCATTTACTCTGCTTAAACTACCCTCTACTCTTGATACTTGATTGTCTAAATCATTAATATCTCGTGTTAAATCATCAAACTTTCGATCCAACCTTTCATCTGATTTATTCCATCTATCAATAAGCTTAATTACCATACCTTCCATGTTTTCTAAGGTTTCAGATTGACCTTTGTTTTCTACTTTTAAATTTTCCAGGGTTTCCTGTTGTTTGGCTGATTTGTTGGACATAGAAACAACAAGATATACAAACATTGCTCCGACCACGCCTATCATACCAGCTTCGCCATAAATAGCTAAGAAATCCATAATCCCCTCTGCTGTCGCCTTGCGACAAAATTTTTTTTAAGACGACCTAGTCGTCAATCGCTTTTAATTCTGGTCTTTTAGCAGATTCTAATTGGTCGGTGTCAAATCCTTGAAATACTGCACCTGTGAGTTGAGTAACCTTGTTTTTCGGAATAACTTCAGCCGCATCCCACAACATTTGAAACGCTTTTAAGCGATCTACTGTGCGATCTGCTCCGTCAGCCTCAGCCTTAACGCCTTCAATAAGGTATTTAAGGTCAATGCCAATTTCCTTGAGTACTCCATCAAGTTCTTCTTTAACTGCAGACACGATTCTCTCCTGTTTAATTAAAATACCACTCTTTACTTTAGCGTATTTCCGATTGGACGAGTGAAATGACTTTATATACGCCTCTTGTGGAGAAATCCCATTGGCTATGTATTTAGCGAACAAAGCTTCTTGGGCGGTTAGGTTCTTACGTTCCTTAACCGAATCGAGATGATTGCGATTTCCACCGAAAGAATAAATGTTTTTTCTTCGATCAGTATCCATCTTATTATTTGCAGAACAAATGAACGTTCCAGTGCAAGTACCTACATAACGTACGGATTTCTTGCGGTGAAGCATTTCACCTGCTCTAAGTATTTGTATGACACATCCATCATCAGCAGTTACCCATTCTCCGATTCCTGAACTTCGCCAGTCAGAGCTAATAGGCAATCCTACTGGAATTTCATCTACATATTCGTAAACAAAATTTTTCTGCCCCTTAACAACGTATTCACGCATCTCCCATTAATCCACCTGCAATATCTGCTGCACTGAACAATGCATTCACAACTTCCTGTGTCAATGAGGGAAGATTGTCAACAAATTGATTATTCATCTGCACGGACACTTGCTTTTTGGCGGTTTTTGGTTTTAGATCTACAATTTTCTGTTTTACAGAGGAGATTTCCTCTTTTTCTTCATCGTAGATTATAGTTAAGGAGTATTTTTTCATATAGTAAGTTAAAAAAGAAAATCATAAGAGTGTTGAAAAAAGATTATCCTTGACTTTTACCTTGAAAACTATTAGCTTGAGCGCGTCCTTGAGCGCAAGACTTACATCAGTTCTTGCGATTTCAAGGGTTTTTTTTAAAAAAATAAGCAACAGGAAAAGAACTTGGACACTTCTACCCTTCTACATAGCACTATCCGTGCGCCTAAATCAACCCAAACTTCAAAAATTGTAGCATTTTGATATGCACCTAGAATTGTCAGTGTACCCCCTTTGGTTGGGAAACGAGTTCCCAATTTTAGTTAATTATCATTCTAACATAAAAAGGAGAATAGAATGGAACGTACTGTTTATTTAAATCAAGGACTAGAGTCAGGCACATGGATGTACACATTACCTGGAGCTAACAGAATCAGCACCACACAAGAAGTTAATGGTGAGGAGTATAGTGTCACCGTGAGGCAACGTGTAACCTCTAATGATAAGAGAGATGAAGAGGCAACCTATGAGTACCATTATATCGTACTTGAAGATGTCGATACTGATCTTAAGAAAGAAGAAGTCATAGCACTAGGTTTCCCTGAGCAAGCTCAGCTCAACGTAATGACTGGCGAGAAAGACTTCTAACCCTTCAAGTAGTTAGAGCTACGGCTCTTTCTACTCAATACTTGAACGAAATACGGCTATTTATAGCTACACATTGGTTAAACAGTCACCTTTTAGGCTCTACCGCATCAGAGTCTTTTAGGTGGCTTAATTTGGAGGAAAATACAAACAATTATAGAAAGTATTTAGATCTCTTGATTTCATTCACGCTGATTCTAGCGATGATACGGATCTTGGAGATCTTACAAATCCTAAGCAAGATGTAAAACTGCTTACCATAAGTCAAGGAGGTTTAAATCATGGGCTGAATTAATTAAGGGTTTGCAGTTATCCTACGTATAACACAACAAAACTGCAAAGACTTTGACTTTGAGATATAGTCGATAAACAATCTCGCAAAGCAACAGACATAAACAACAAAGGAGTTACAATGGAACATATACAGTTAGCAAGCATAACTATTTATTTTGCACTAGGGTTAATGGGTGCAATGATACTTATGCCAATTTACTTTGACATATCAGATCACATCAGACATATAAGGACTGTTAAAAGATTAAAAACAGAACTTGATACCAAGATTAAATGTGAAAACTGTCACAATTACAAATCACAAAAGGAAATGTTTGATTTAGGGTGTTGCATTGATTGTTTTGAATATGCACATCACCTCAACGATAACTATATACCTGTTGATCATGAAATAGAATTTGGATTTCCCAAGATGACATCAAGATTCGGTAAATATTTATTCTCTCACAATAAAGATGAAGACGGTAATTCAATCAAAAAAAATTAAGGATTAAAAAATGACTAAAACAAAACAAGCTAAAAGACATAAAAGAAACAAGGCAAAAAGAAAGAACGCTAACATGCAACAAAATGGATTGTCTTATTTAAAGAAACAAGAATTAAAAGATAAATAATTAAGGAGTTATCAATGGCTAAATCATATTTCATATTAAAACAAGTATTTAACAACCAGAACATTTTAAAGACTAAAAAAGTAGGAAGAAAATACGTTCATTTTGTATTTCCAAACGGTCTTCCTGTTAAAATAAGTCATAACAACTATAAACTATGGAACGGAGGTGTTTTATAATGTTTATTAATTCTGCAAGAGAACGAGTGGTATGTAAAGATGGATTTTCAATGTCAGTACAAGCTTCAGAGCATCATTATTGTTATCCAAAAGTAAGTTGGCTTGATCAAAGATATGAATCTGTTGAAATAGGATTTCCTAATGAACAAGAAGATTTATTAATGCCATATGCTTTTGATCCTGAAAAACCAACAAAAACTGTGTATGAATTTGTACCTGCAAAAATAGTTTTAGCTATTATAGATATACACGGTGGTGTGGTAGAAGGCGAATTGCCTTTATTTGATTTATACCAAGTAAAACTATACAACGAAATGGCTAAAAAGGTTTTAGATGGTGTATTAAAACGAAAAGCTTATGAGAGTTTAAAACATGAAAGATAAGTCAAAGTATGTATATAAATGTGCTATTTGTCTTAAAAAATACGACAAAGATGGAATTGTTGTTCCATATAGCTCAAAAGTAACGAATTACGACAGAAAATGTAAACCATGTGTAAAGGCATTTGGTGGATCTGAAGGTATAATGGTTTTAGGAGATAGATCATGAAAAAAAAGACTTATGTAACTATAGAACTCAATTACGACTATGATGAAAACGGTAATAGGCAATATGAAATACCTAAAGCTGAAAACATCAAAAAACAACTGTGTCAAGGCTGGGATGTTGATGTTGATGAAGATGGTCCTTCAGTAGTTCGTTGTGAATGCAAACAATGTAAATCTATAAATAAACAAGAAGATTGGGAATACGAACATGGTATTTACGCAAGAGAAGATTTACGATAAAAAATTCAAGAGAAAATTAAAAAATAGTGTTTGGTAATATTATTAACTCTTGAGTAAAAAGTCTTTCAATAAGGAAAGCGGGTGTTTGTGGTCATCGCTGACTAAAACCACAAAACTTTAATTAACAAAAGGAGAGTAAAATGAGTGGATCAACAATAGATCAAGCAATAACTATGGAAAGAAAAAGAGTAGATGAAAAATTATTTGAATTAAATGTAAAACTATTTGAAACAATAAAAATGATTGAAATGCTACATAAAGATTTAAAGCAATTGGAAATTAAAATATCTGTGCTAGGAGTAATAAACAAGGTGGAGATTTAAATGACTGTTAAAGAGCTTATTAAAACATTAAAAACAATAAAAGATCAAAACTTACCTATTAGAGTAATAGATCATATAGTTGAAGACAACATGCCTAATAAATGGATAATAAGCATTGGATCAATACATAATACAGGAGACTCTGGATATGAAATATCTGGAGAAGTTGTGTTATTAACTAGTGAATAAGGAAAATTAAATGAAATATTTAGTAAAAATGGGTGGAATGCTAGGTCCTGATGAATTCATGATAATGACAGAAGGTGGATATGGTTACGATGGTGTTACAAATATAGACAACAAGCGAGTTGCTAGGTTTGAAACATTAACAGATGCAATAGAATATTGTGAATACAATGATGAGTATATCGTTTCAACAGAAGACAGTGTTAACGTTTTATATGAAGGAAAAATGTCTACAGATATGGATAATTACAATGAATAGATCAGAATGTTGCGGTGCAAAAGTATATGATGATACCGATATTTGCTCAGAATGTTTAGAACATTGCGATGTTTGGGAAGATAAAAAAGAATTACAAAATAATAATAAAAAGGGAAAAAAATGAGAAAAATGCAAAGTAAAAGTGGTAAAACCACTGTAAAAGTAACTAAACACATAATTTTACAAAATTTTTGGGAATATTATGTCGTTGATGATGATGAAATGCAATACAATGAAAAAGACGACATACAATTTGTTTATGCAATAGGATTTGCTCAAGAATTTGGATCTGTTTCAATGAAAGAAATAAAACCATTTATTGTTTCAGAAACAACAAGCTTAAATGATGTTGCACCTGCACCAGATTGGAAATGGATTGATGAATAAAAAATATGAAATAACATGGTCTTTAGAATTTGAATCGCATTGGGAAGACAGTAATTGTAAAAATAAAGATGATGCAATTAAAAAATTTAAAGAATCAGTAGGTGAACAATTAAATGAATGGTCTTGGGATTTAGCCAAAGAAGTTAAAATTAAAAAAATCGATTTAATAAAGGAGGAAGTTAATGCTTAAAGTACCTAGAATGATGGTTTATGAAAGATTTATGAGAAAAGCTGAAGTTAATGATTTATATCAAATAATTCCTAAAGGGTTGACAGAAATAGCAGAAAACTATAATTGGGAAAACCATGAAGAACTTCACAAAAATAAAACTATAGACCTTCCTTTAGATTCACAAATAAATAATCTTAAAGATGTATTTAGAATAATGAATCTTGAAGATTATTGCGATGGTTTTTTAAAACTAAACAACTCTAAACCTGCCAATGAAAGATTTCAAGATACAATTCATATTAAATTAGATGTATGCTATATGCCTTTAGCGTTTTTACAATCTACTCCTGTTTTAAAAACATTAGCAATTCTATGTCAAAAACAATGTCACCACTTATATATAGACATAATAATACAATCCATAAAAGAAGGAGAAGAATGGGTTAAAAATAAAATTCAATTTGAGTTTGAAATTCAAAATTATGCAAATAAATGGCTTAGAACCTTGTATCACTTCCACATGTTTAGAATGGAAGAAAACAATATGTTTATTTTAGATAAAGATTTAACACTTAGCTTATTAGATACAAATTTTCCAATTGATACATCGTATTTAAAGTCACCTAATAGATCTTTTTATATTTATTTACCTAAAATAAAAAATCTACCTTTTGTAAAAAAAGAAGAATCAGAAGCTTATAACCCAAATGTAGAAGGATTATTTGTAAATATTGAAGATAAAGATAAAAGCATTGTATTAAGAATAGCAATGTACAACAGGCATAGTAAATCAAAAGTAAAAAACAAACTTTGGGAGCATTTGGAACATGAAAATCTATATTGGGAGATAATATTACCACATGGCCCTAGTATAGTAGATGCTTTAAAAAAAGGATTGTCAAAAACAAAGTTATTCTCATCAAAAACTTATGATAAGGAATTAAATGAAGTTAAGTCATTTTGTATGATGGTATCTTTAAAATACATAAAAAACATGAGCAACTTAGCAATTCAAACTTTGTTGTATATAACTGCTGTAAATAGAGATGCAGTTTTTGCAAAAATGACTGAGAAGCCTATTGCTAAAAATCGTGTTAGAAAATTCATAGATCGAGAAGAAACACAATTAAATCATACTTATCTTGGTTTTAACACTGTTTATATAAATGGATCAAAGAATAATACTGTTTATTATAATACAAAAGATGGAACAAAAGTTACTCGCAAATTAAATCATTTAGTCAAAGTAAAAGGACATTGGCACTCATTTTGGTATAAAGATGAAGTCAAAATATCTGCTATACCCGAACACATGCAACGAGATATCGCTTATGATGATATGGGTAAAAAAATGATTAAATGTATTAAATGGGTAGCACCATTTTATAAAGGAGAAGGAGTCGAAAGGCTCAAAGAGTATAAACTGACCGCAGGTGGTCGCAAAATAAAGGAGTCTGTTTGAAATGCATGTAATTGTATCATTATCGGAATATGCACTTAATGCTATTCTATGGTTAATCGTAGGTATGCTTACAGTTTTACTGTATGACATGCTTGAAAAAAGATATCAAAAACTAAAAGAGAGGTATAAAAATGGGTAACATTACTGAAACATCAGTATTTGAAAAAAAAGAAAAAGAAAAAAATAAAAGTTCAATAGATGAAATAATTGATGATCTTTATAGAGTTAAAAAAGGCATTCTTGACGTTAGATACGAAATGACTGTCAATCAACAACTATATATAGAAAAAGGAACAAGCTATTGGTTAAAAAAACTTGAAGAAATCAAAATACTAAAAAGCGAAAAATGACAACAGAAAACGATATAATATTTGACAGTATTTACGATGAAGTCTCCCCTGTTCTTGATGATGCTATTGATAATGCAGTAGAAACCATCATACAAGAATACGATATTTCCGTAGAAACTGCTGAAAAAGTAATTGACACATGGTTACAAAGTTCTGCCCCAAGTCAACGATTAATAATAAAAAATGCAGAACAATTAATAAACAAACATAAGGAGAAACTAAATGTTTCCAATTCCAACCGATAAATTCATCTCCGAAGGCAATGTTCGAATAGAACATGTCAAAAAGAGCAATGAAGACTATAAAACCTTAAAAGCGAATATTAAGGAAATAGGTATCATAACTCCAATCACTTATAGAGTCAATGAAAATGGTGATTACGTTGTTATCAATGGTCATCAGCGATTGCAAATAGCTAAAGATCTCAAATTAAAAGAGATTCCAGCGTATGAAAGCAATGGAAAAGTCGATGATTTAACCAAACAGTTGGCAACCAATATGCTTACAGTACCAATGTCTCACTTGGACGCATCATTTGCAATAGATCAAATGGTGGAGAAAGGTATTGTAACTACAAAAAAGGCTTTAAAGGCTAAATTTGGTAAAAGCACTGAATGGGTTGATATCGCAATTGCTTTTTGCAACATTCATCCTCTAATTCGTGGATATTTTAAAGAAAACACTCTAACAGATGAAGGAAAAGAGCATTTAATTAAAATATCTAAATCTACTGTTACGCAACAAGAAATTGAAATCTCTAGACTTGCAGAAACTGATGAAATCAGCCAATCTGATTTTAATGAACATGTGGAAGATTATGGATGGTCTGAAGATGACGGTATGACAGCTTTCTTAGATGAATTAGTTAGAAATCTAGAAACAGATGAAAGCAAATGGGAATTTGTTTGCAAAGTAATTGGTAAAGATACTTTTAGAGAATACGAAACAGCAAATGATGTGGTCCATGAATATCAAAATACTCTCTTTCAAGAATATGCTGATACACAATGGTGTCAAGAAGAAACTTTTCTTGCAGAAGTATTCTTAGCAGAAACCCCTATTGGTCATTACATAATGGATAAAGATTTACCTCATAATCCAAATCCTCAATTTGGTGGAGGTACAATGTCTTTTGACTTTGGAACTACCCTAGCAACTTTAAAAAAGAATCTAAAACAAGATGCAGGCGTAGGATTAAAGAATATTGCTATTGAAGAATGGACAGGAAGTGTATTTAATCCAAGATTAAGCTATGCAATTCTAGAAGAATCTCAAGAACCTGAAAGTTATGCAGATGAACACAAAGAAGAAGATGGCGATCATTATGATAATGAAACAGGTAAAGCCACTAATAGCGATCCACATTGGTTAAAGTACAATAAGTTCAATAAATGGGCAGCTCCTATCATTAATAAACATTTAAATAATGTAGATCCACTTAAATGCAATAAAAAGGGTTTAAATGAAGTTGTTTGGTGGTTAATAGAAACTTTGAACATTCATCCTAGTTTTCAAGTTGGTTGGAACGAAGAAAAACACCCATTAAATGAAAAATATCCTTTGACAAATGATGATTTAATTCAAAATATGGCAGAACATTGGTTTCTAAAGCATTTTGACTCAGCTGATTTTAATGAACTAAATGTTTTATTGAAATTAAGCAATTTAGATTCATGTGAAGAGCATTTGCATACAGTATTTATTGAAGACAGAGATGGTTGTCGTGAAAACTACTTTAAAATCTTTACAAAAGATGATTTAGTAGAACACATTACCAATACTCACAACGTAACAGGAACAGATTACGGTAAATTAAAGAAAAGTGAACTAGTAGATATCGCTTCTTCTTTAGAATGGAATAAAACCCAAATACCTTTATTTGATCTTGTATGCACCAATCTTGGCAGTGGACCTAATAACATTGGGAATTATCTAAAATGAATCAAGCTGAAAGAAAGTATCTAATTGCTCGTGTAGACAAAATCTCATTGGATTTTAATACTCAATTAAATAACACAAAATCATACTTATCATTAAAAGAGGCAACTTGTTTAGCTCTTAAAAGTGGAGAAGTATCAATACAAAAAGATTACACAAATATAATCATTTATCAACTTAATGATGGTTATTCTTATGGAAACAGTTTAGGAGACATTAAAACTGAAGATCTTTTAGATGGATTTGTGGAATTTAGAGAAAAATGGAAAGTGGAAGACGATAAGCATGAGGATAAAATAAAAACAGCTAGAAAAAATCTCAAAAAAGAAACAAATCGACTTCGAGACATTATGGCAATGGATCAAGAACTAACTCAAGAAACTGCGGTTAAATATTTGCAGAAATTTGAGGATTACGTTTTGTTGTAACTCCAACAAGATAGGCATTTACGGGAATGTTTTGTAAATTTTACTTAAGCAACAGACTCAAAAACAAAGCATTCCCAAATGCTTATAATTAGGAGAAACAATTTAGTGTACAAAAATTTAGATACGACCATTTTGCAATCAAAAACGGTTCGTTACATTTTAGAGGTTATGGACGACCTTTATGTAAACAATGTAACGCCCAAAGAAAACACCATAAAAAAAACAGAATACATATTTCGTGAATTTCATAAAGCGGATCGTGTTCGTTTAAACAAAATAGGAAAACCAATCAACAATGAAAAAAGCAACAGACACCTTAAAAAACAAGGAAAATACATTATCCCTTAAAAAAACCAAAAATAAAACATCTTTAGCGGAAAAAACTCTATTCCAAATAGAAAATCCTTTTATTTATAATAAGATTTATAAGAGGAAAGAAAATGAATAAAGATAAAATATTTAATGTGGTAAAAGACATTTTAAGAGACGTTCCTCAAACCAGAGAAAGCGATCCTTATTTGTGTTTTCAATTTTACAAAGCAACCGTACCCAATTTTAGACCTTCTGTTGGAAAACCGATGACAGTGAATGATTTCTTTGAACAACTGCATCATAAAAACATGCCTGCATTTTCATCTGTTACTCGAGCAAAAAGAGCGGTTATGGAACATTACGTTGAATTAAGAGGAAAAAACTACAAGTTAAAGAAAACAAAAGGCGTTGATAATATGAAAACTTGGGTTTTAAAGAAAAAGAACGATGAACCTCAAATTCGATCAGCCAAAAGGACATTAAGTGGATATTATAAAAATATATAATCAATACTTAGAACAAAAAAATAGACAAAACGGTATTTATAGAAAACAAATAGCTGAAAAAAGATACAGCGCAAGTGGTTCTGGAATGTGTTTACGAAAACATTATTACAATGTTAACGATTATGGAAGACTACCAATTGATGATAAAAGTTTAAGAACATTAAGACTCGGTACTGTGTTTGGACAAGATGTAGAACATGCAATGAAATGGCATAATATAAATCAACACGGTATCACCTCTGAACACGCTACAATTGAAACAGAAGAATTTGTAGAACACCCTACTCTTCCTATTTGTGGTCATTTTGATATTTTAGTTGTTGATGAAAACAGAAAAGGACAACTGATTGATATCAAAACTGCAAACACATGGAAATATCAAGGAATTTTTGGAAGAAAAAAAGATCCAAATCCTTCTACAAATTATCAAATGCAACTAGGCACATACGCTTGGTTGTTGAATGAAACTAAAGACTTGTGTGATGAAGTTACAAGTATGGAACTGATTTATTTCAATAAAAACGATGCTCGTATGCAAAGTGCAAATGTACCATTAGAATTTATTGGAATTGCAGAAGACTATTGGGAAATGTTGTTTGCAAATAATGGCAACCTCCCTCCTATTGGACAAATGGTTCCTGCATACGATTGGGAATGCGGAAAATATTGTGATTTCCGTCATATATGTGATTCACCACTCATAAAAGAAAAAGACAAACCAAAAATAACAAAACACAAGGAGGCTTTAATTGCCTAAAAAAGCAACAGACTCAATCGTTTCTATGAATGGCTCTGCTAATGAAATAGCTATTATAGAAAAACGAGAAACAATCTCTAACAGTAAAACACCAAAACAGTTCGTAAAAAGAAGACCTGACGGTTATGATTATGTAGAAGAATCATACATGAGAGCTATGTTAAATAAAAATTATCCTAATTGGTCTTGGATACCTTCAGGTCAAAAACCTGTAGAATTAACACAAGATTGGATATTGGTAACATGTATGCTTGTTATTGAAGATAATGGCGTTCAACGTTCATTCTTTTCTCCAGGCTGTGCAAGAATAACCTACAAAAGAGATCAACCTCATACGCTTGAAAATGTAATAGATCTTGATAAAAATGTAGCTTCTGCAAATACCAATGCTTTTAAGCGTGCAATAAACAGATTATGCAATATATCTGATGACGTTTACAGAAAGCAAGTTAGAACTGATTTTATGACCGAAGAACAAGAAAAAAGCTATGATGAACTGATTCAACAAGCACAAAAACTAGGTATGCCTATTACTCGATTGGCTACTTGGAAAAATGCAAAAGAAGAAGTCTACCAAAGTAATTATTCAGATGCTTACAATGCATTTTATGATGAAGTGAATCATTTAAAAACAAAAGCAACAAACAAAAAAACAAACAAGGAGAATAAATAATGCCAATGCGTTTTGATACAGATACTGCAACAGAAAAAAAGGAGTTTACACCACTTCCAGATGGAAAATATTTTACCAACATCATTGAGTACAATGATCCAAAGGAAGATATAGCCACTAAAAAAGGTGCAGTATGCGATATACTTAAACTTACTCTTGAAGTCAACGGTGAAAAACACCCTACTTTGGGAGGAAGAAGAATATGGTCTGATGTATGGATTACTAAAACAGTTAATGGAAGTACTCCAAATTCAAGTGACAACTTAAAATTCTTTAAGTTTTTAGAAGCTATTGATTATCCACTTGAAGAAGAAGAAGCTGAAATTAATGGATCTACAAAAATGGTTAAACTTTTGCCGCAAGGAGCAAAAGAAATCTTTTCAGATTATATTTCAGGAAAACCACTTATAGTTACTACTTACACCGATAATTGGACGGACAGAGAAGGCAACCTAAAACAAACTGCAAAAGTAAAATACTTTGAAAAATGGAAAGGCGGTGCATCAGTAGAAGCTGAAGACGACGATTTACCCTTTTAATTACCTCTAACTAACCTCGAGGGGTAGGAATTCCTACCTTGATTCGCATAGCAAGTAGGTTACTCACAACTACAACCTTCCTACCCCTCAAAACTTAAAAAAACATATGAAAAAAGAAAATAAAAGTAAACTAAATGACGTTGTAATTACAAGATGTGATCGTGAAGTATAAATGTCCTGCTTGTGGATACAGTCCAAATAAACAAGATGCATTAGTAGAAACTCGTCTACTATTTAATAAGTTTCCAAAAGGAATACAAAAACACTTAAAGGAGATTATAAAAGAAGTAAATAAGGTATCGTATAGTGGACAAATCCCTATTGAATATAAATACAGATTCATGTATGGATTGTCTCCAATTAATCACGATACAATCCGTAGAACTATTCAATTATGGAACAGTTATCAATACGGTAAAAAAGGAAAAGGTTTGCAATATTTTATTGCAATCGCAAAAGGCAACCAAGAAACTGAAGTTGCTCAATTAAAAGCTGAACAAATGATGAGAGGACACAATCCTCCTAATCTAACAGAACCAAAAAAACCAAAAAAGGAAATAAAAACAAATGACAAACTTAAATTCAAAGCAACCGCAAAAAGAAGATCCCCAAAATTTTAGTTTTGGTTGGGATGTAGAAAAACGAGATCTTTATTACAAAAGTCCTGTTCTTCTTAATCAACAAGTAGATAATAAAATTGATGAACGATATGCATTGGTCCGTAATGACAATGATCGTTGTTTATCTATTGTTTCAAAACGCTATCAACCATTTTACAATAGAAGATTTGAAAGAATAGTCAATTCTTATCTTGAAATAGGAAGTAAAAACCCTATTAAAAAAGAATACAATGGTGGCGGTAGATTATCGGTTCAATTAAAAAATGAAGGGATTGAAACAGAAGCTTTAACAGGGCAAATTATAGGCAATACAGGAACAAAAGTAAGCGATACCCATAAAGGTTATATTACTATGATTAACGGTCATGATAAGCGTACTCCGTGGTTATTTGGACTTACCATTGTTCGTATTGTTTGTTCAAATACATACACAATGGCATTAAAAGACCTAAAAGATGGAAATGCATTATTTCAAGGCAAACATTTAAAAAGCTCTGAAATAAATTGGGAAGTTATGGAAGATTCCATTGTATCTGCATCGGCTACTATGAAAGACTATATGTTTGAAATTGAAAAAATGAAAAACCAAGTATGGCGACCAGAAGATAATCAAAAATTCTTTATGAAAGCTTTTGGTTTAAAGTTAAATGGAAATAGTAAATACGGTAAACGATTAGAAGGCTTGCTTTGGAATTACAACATTACTTACAATAAGTATGCACAGCAATTTGGATCAGATAATAAATATACAGCATTTAATGCGGTAACTCATTTAGTAGATCACGATGCAAGCGAAAAACAACAAGAGCGTGGTTGGGCAGAAGTCGGCAGAGGGCAAGCGATTAAACATCGTGCCTTTGAACTACTTTCAGCTTAAATTACCCTCACGCCTAAATCGGGAATAGGACGGATTCCCATCTTAAGCAACAGATAACAATACAATAAAAATATCAAAGGGATTCTCTTGGAATTCTCTCTTTGTTCGACAATAGAATTATTCTTAGAAAAATAGAGATTCAATGAAAGAATTTTAGAAAGAGAATGACAAATAAATAAAACGGTTTGGCTGACCTGAGAATCCCTTTTGATAAAAGGAGAACACATTGAAACTTATTAAAGATCACAATGAATTAAAGGGGCTTATCGATACAAACCCTTTTATTCTATCATTAGAACCAGAAGAAACAAATGTTTTGGTAGAAGTAGTAACTGATTTTCAAAATAGAAACTACGATAGCGCACCTAAAACAGAATCTTTATTGCAAGCTTTAAAGGAAATACAAAATGGACAAAAATCAAAATGTATTCCTGTCCTTGAAGAAGCTTGTGATGTTTGTGAAGATTAAATAATGAAAAAACAATATCTAAGAACAGATGATAAAAATATTAGAATGCAACCGCAATCTAAAGATGCTGAAGAATCTGTACTTGGTTGTATATTATTAGATAACAATGCTTATGACAAAGTAGTCAGACATATTCCTGATCCTTCTCCATTCTATTATAAAAAACATCGAAGCGTTTACGCTATAATACAAAGCTTAATCAAAGATGGAGTTAAAGCAGATGCAGTTACAATTATGGCAAGAGTGCAAAAAGATAAAAAAGAAGATATTAGTGCATATTGGCTTACAGGGTTGTTTGATAATATTGCAACTACAGGAAATGTAGAAGAACATTCAAAAATAGTTTATCAAAAATATCTTCATAGACAAATCATAAAACAAACCTATAAAATTCAAAGAATCGCCTATGATGATACATTTGGATTTATGGATTTAATTGAAAAAGTTCGTGATTTAAATGAAGAAGTTATGGACACAAAACCAGTTAAAGACTTTGATCTAAAAGAGTTGGCAAAAAGCACAATTCAAACCATAGGTAGTATTAAAAATATGGTCAAATTTGGCTTTAGAACTTTAGACAGTATGGCAGGTGGAATGACTAGAGGTGAAATAACTGTAATTGCAGGAAGACCTGGTCATGGTAAAACTACTTTTAGTATTAATCTTGTAAAAAAACTACTGGACCAAGATTACAGAGTACTGGTTTTAAACAGAGAAATGACTAATGAAGAAATGTTAAAAAAGCTAATGGTGTTAGATAGTGGCAAGTTATCCTATCATCAAGTTAGAACTGCAAATTTAACAGATTCATCTGCAAAAGAATTAAAAGATTCAGCAAAGTCTATTATTGAAAAATATAAGAAAAATCTCATTATGTATGATGATGTAAATAATCTACCTGAGACTATTTCAATAATTTCAAGACTTAGACCTGATGTGGTTGTAGATGATTTTATTCAGTTAATTAAAGTTCCTGGAAAAACAGATAGACGATTTGAAATTGAAGCAGTAATGCAAGAATATAAATGGTTGGCTAAAAAGTATAAAATCATCCCTATTCTTTTAAGTCAGCTTAATCGTGATATTGAACGCAGAATAGATCCTATTCCAAAAATGTCAGATTTAGCAGAAGGTTCTTCTATTGAACAAACTGCTGAAAATGTACTTTTTATACATTATGACTATAAAGTGAATTGGGATGCATCTCAATATGGGAAATTGAAAACACAGATCATTGCTGCTAAAGTACGTTATGGTTCTTGTGGAATGTTTACAATTGGAGTAGATCACGATAAAGTGCTTTACCATGAAAACATTTCTGAATTAAGAGATAATAGCAACATGATACATGTGGATAGCGAAGCTGAATTAAAAGCGGTAATTAAAAAGTTTTCTCCAAAACAGGAAGCAGTTTCGTTTGATTAATTTATTACAGGCAGTTCCCCTCTTGTCCTCCTTTTTATGGGGGAGCTGTCTGTGAATAAAGAATGTTGGACTTGTCAATATCAAAATATACCTGAAAATAGTTTTTTAGGAGAATGTACCTACTTTATAAATAAAGGTCAAAAGTCTAAAGACATTCCACCTCACATAGTAGACAAAGGTTGTAAATACTTTATAAAAAAAGAAGGTGAATCAAATAAATCAAAATCCAATATGGGAACTTTATTAAATATATTTGAAGGAAAAATCATACCATGAATGAAAAAATAATAAAATTAATTGAAGAAAGAATTGAAAAGGGTAAAAAAGAATACGCAGATGAAATAGATCCTTATGATGGAAGAAATTGGGAAAAAGAAGCTTTAGAAGAAATGCTAGACGCTTGTGTTTATCTTGCAACTGCATTATTAAAACTAAAAAATAAAGGAATTCAGAACGATCCTGAATGCTAAAGGAGGATTAAATGAAATATTGGTTACAATCGTTATCTGAAAATGGATTTGATGTATTTACAGTTGTATATATAGCAAGTTTATTTATCATATATCATTATTTATTAAGATGGTACATTAATTTAAAATTTAACAAACTTGTTCAAATTATAAAGGAATTACATAATGGCGCATCCAAGTAAACAAAAAGGCAATCGTTTTGAAAGACTTATTGTCAATATAGCTAAAGATGAAGGCATTAAAGCAAAAAGAGCCTATGGAAGCAATGGAATGGCATTAGGTTGTCATGAAGAAGTAGATGTTCTCTTAGATGACAAAATTAAAATTCAAGCTAAAGTTAGAAAAAGAATAGCCAATTGGATTATTCCAAGCGAACATGTAGATATTCAAGTTATTAAAGAAGATAGGGGAATCCCTTATGCGGTTATCCCCTTTGATGAGTATTTAAAATTAATTAAATAAACTTAGTTTTAGCTTCAACAATTAAATTTGAATTAACTCTAATAAAAGAAGATGCTGGTACACTATGACCTTTTTTATGTTTAAATGAAAGAGACATAGGTATAAAATGCTTTGAACCTAGCATTCTTAATTTATTAACAATTCCATAAGTTTTTTTTGTCGTTTCTTTTAATTCAGATTTACTTTTTTCTGATAAAATATTATCTACAGGATGTTCATTCATTAAATAAAATTTATGCGGTTGATAAAACTCCTGTAATTCTTCTTCCGTATAACCAAGTTTTTTTGAACATAATTTAACATTATTTAATTCAATATAAGCTCTTTGCAGTTTAAAAGGGTTTGAAATGTGCCATTTAATTTGAAGTTTATGTTCAAAATCGTATGGAACAGAATCCCACATTAATGATTCAGCGTTTATTTTAGCAGATTCTTTTTCTAAAGCTTCAATTTTTTCTTGTTGAAGTTTAAGAACATAATCTTTATCTATATTTCCGTCATTTCCTAATTGTAATTTATTTGATTCGTTTTCTACACTAACAGAACTATTGTAAAATTCAGTTAATTTCAAAAGTGATCTGTGAGATGGATTAGATCCATTACGCCAATTATGTAACGATTTTCTGGTTATTTTAGTTTTTCTTGCAATAACAGATAGAGGAATGTTTGTATTCCTTAGCCATTGCAAAATAAGAACATTGTTCATCTTTACCTCCTAAGAAAAATGATATAGTATTTCACAAAAACGGGAAATAAATTACAATTTTTTTTATATAATAGCTATAATTTAAAGAGAAAATATTTTTAAATTTAAGCGGAGATTATGAGCGGTTGCAGGGGGTTGATTCCAAACTTGGACGGGATGGATTTTCAGCCCCCTATTTGCAACCTAAGCAACAGACTCCTATAAAGGAGAATGTATTAGGAAGAACTCCTAATTGTTTATAAAATTTTGATTTTTTTATTAATGTGGATTTCCCGTCCGCAATTACAATTCAAATATACTTCATTGTAAAATATATTGTCAATAACATAACATTTCATTGTATTTACAATACTTACTTTATAAATAGCTTTAAAAAGCTACTTTGTATTACGTTATTTCAAATACTTCTAATATTTTAAAGTGAATTCTGGCACATGTACAGCCATTAATGGAGCGTAATGATTTATGGTTGTTTTAATATTTTTGTGTCCAAGTAATTTTGACAATTTATATATATCCCCACCTTGTATTAAATAATCAAACCCAAACGTTCTACGCAAATCTTTAAATTGTGCGTCTTCAATTCCTATACTTTTTGTGTATTTCCCAAATCCCAATGTAATATGATTGGGTTTCCATATCCATTTTTTTGTGTCTACATTTTTTATTGATTTTTTAGCTTGAAGAGTCAATTTAATTACCCTCCTATCTCTTTTCCCATATGCAATCATAAAGTTATCTTGTATACTTTCTATGTTTAACAACTCTCCTTGTCTAGCTCCTGTATAATATGCAAATTGTAAAAATACTTTAGGAATAATAGAAGGTGCGCCTTCTTTTGAAACAGAATATTTATATTTTCCCCACATACACACTTCTTTCGAATTAAATAATAAATTCAATTCTTTTTTATTAAAAACTCTTATCCTACCTTCATCTTCATTGTTAATTGAATACGGTTTAAAACTCACCTTATACTTTTCATTAGCCCAATTAAAAAAACTATTCAATACTTTAGATTGAGTTTTGATGGTTGCTTTATTGGTTGCAGTGATACCTTTTTCACGATACCATTTATTAAATATATGTTTATTAGTTCGTATCGTAGTTAAAGACCAAGCTCCATTCTTAATTTTATATTTTTGAAACTTGTTTAAAAGTTTAATAGTACTTAAAGCTTTTTTTCTATCGTCTTTCTTTCCATTTTTAATTTCATTCCAAAGTTCATTTTGAACTTCTTTAATTCTTGTTTTAGCTATTTTTTTATCTTTAGTGCGTAAAGAACGAGTTAAACTTTTATTATTTACTTGTAATGATGTATACCAATATTTCCCATTTTTATACATAAAAAGTCCAAATAAACTAAAATAACACTACAAGGCACGCCCTTACGGACAACAGATTTTAAGTCTGTAGTGTCTACCAATTCCACCACCCAGGCATGTTTTTTTGTAGCGTTATTTGAGAATCTCCCATTTTTGTTATTACTCACAATATCTTGGATTAAAATCCAAATACGCTAAGATACCACTACAATTTTAAAGGTTTTTGCCCTATTTGTAATTAGGGAATACGGTAGCTAATTACTTTATAGCGGTATAATTACTCACAAAACTAATTAATAATTTAATAATGTCCAAAATCATAATCTGTAAACCACTCATCTTTTGTATGTTTATATCCTTTGACTATGTTATCAGCTACATATTTTTTTAAAACTTTAGATACGCCTGAATTCCAAGTTCCATGTTTACTTGGATCGGTATAATATGTTTCATCTGATTTCCATTCTGGACCACCAGATATATATTCATGTGTACCTTTCGCAGCTCTTGAAGCCAAAACAAACATATCCATAAAGCCTGTACCATAAATAGATCGAAAGAATTTATAAAAATCATAAAACTCAATTTCTTCATCATCATCTACAAAACTTTTACCTGTAACATAGGCAAGTTGACCAGTGGCTAAAACAGATATATAAAAAGGAGAAATAAAGCCTGTACCTATCTTTGCTAATTTGTTATTAAATACAAATTGCCTTAAACTTGTACCTACCGCACCTAATACTGGATTGTTAAATACCATAAAGTTCATAAACGCTGTTGTTAATCCATAAATCATAAAAAACTGTTCACCTTGTGCAATATCAGGTGCAACTTGACGCAACATTTTTCTTCTTTTCATAATTTTTTTAGGACTCATTGTAAATACATCACCCATAAAACGAAGTAGCATTCTTGCACTAGCTTCTCCTGAATTGGCAATTGTTTTCCAATTTTGTTTTTTACTTCTAAACTTAGCTTCATCTAATATTTTATCAGGATTCCAATAAGATCTCATCCAATTCTTGTTTTTTTCTATATCCCATGCTGTTTTCTGTTTTCTAAATGTTGTAATTCCATTTAAAAACTTAGTAAATGTACTTCCCAGAGATTCTCCAACTAAATAAGACTCCAAACCAAATTGCGTTTGATACACATATTCCCTTGCCATTTGCTCTATGTTTTCTTCAGTCACTTTGCGATGATTTCTAAATAGTTTTTGAGCGTTTTGATAACCAATGATATATGATATTGCCCTTAACTCAGCTTCTGTTTCTTCAATAGATTTTGTAAAGTATAATGTAGATAGTTTATCTTTTATACTCTTAGAAAAAGTTTCTTTGGCATATGTTTCAGTTTCAATTTTATGTGTTATAGCAAATTTAGCAACTTGAGTTGAAAAACTTGTAAACTTAGAAGGCATTGCTTTTTCCATTAAAGTCAATTCTTTAGAAAGTCTTAAACGTATTTGACGATCACTGCGAGGCAGTTTATTTAAAGGAATTTGGTCAATTTTTTTAATCATTAATTTTATTTTGTCTTGATACATTTTTAATTGTTCAATATCCTCTGTTCTTAATACTTCATCTACATAACCTTCTAAGTATTTTGAAAACGTAACCAATCCAGCTTTTTCAGCTTTTTCATTCCAAAACTCTCTATTAGATTGATAAGTTACTCTTGCCTTTACCCATGCCTCTGTTCCACTATTTACCATATCTTGAATTACAGAAAAATAGTTTACATATCCATCAGCGATACCACTTAATAAATTTCCTGTGTATATACCGCTCATATCTTTAAGGTATCTATTTAAGTTGTGCTTTCCATTTGTATCAAATCCCATTGTTTTCATTAATTTATTTAAATCATCATCCGTAACCGTCATTCCCATAATGCGACCTTTAGCATCAGGATATTGATAAGTTCTACGAAACATATTCATAGCATAATCACGAACTTTTGGCTTGTCTTTAGATTTTATATATAGATCTAAAAGATCCATTGCTACTTTTCTTCTTTCTAACTGTCGTGATGTTTCACTTACATAATCTTTTATAACCATATCATCTAAACGATATGCTTGATGAGGCATCATATTGGTTACTGATTTAAAATTATTAATATAGTTTTGAAGAAAAATAGGATTCATTGAATTGGTTTCATCAAACTGAGTATCAATATTATCTAAAATAGAAAGCTTGTCTTCAATTGTTCGTAAATCATGAAATAAGTCTTTTTGATTTTGTTTAATTCGTGACTTTGTAGAAATTTTTAAGTTTTCATCTTTTAATAATTGAATATTGTTTGCTATTTTTGCTTCAATTTCGTCTCTTGCTAAACCAAAAAAACGAATGCGATTTCCTGCAGTTAATTTTCTAGGAAAATAAAATTTATTAAAATTTTGTAATTGAATTTTATCTAAACCATGTATTTCAAATGGATCTTGCTCTGTAATACGAAAAGCCATATCCATAAATTCAGCTAATTGATCTTCATCTAAAAATGACTTTGCCATTTTAACTAATTTTTGGTATCGAATATTGTTAGCATCAGAAACTTGAACAACATGAGTTCCAAAATTTCTTAATTGCGCTTGAATACCTCCAACCCAATCTAAAACTTGATGCCAATCGCTATATCCGATTTTAGGCTTTTTTTGAGAAATGTTTAATTGAGTAGTGGTCTTTCCAGGCATTTTTGTTTTGGCTTCTGTATCGTAATCCATATCTCGATGAATGGTATCGTAGTTCACCATTCTACCGTCTTTCATAATAATAGGCTCTTCATCGGAAAACCCATATACAAAAGAACCATCTTCTCTGCGAATTGGATCATTTCCTTTGTATTTTTTTCTCCATTTTCTTTTTAAAAACATATTGCCATCTTTATCAACTCGAATACGATTTTGCATAAACATATGCATAAATTCCATAAACTGACGCTCTTCTTTAAAATACTTATAACCAAATTCATTATACTGATGTGTAACCTCATCATACATTTGGCTAATTCCCCAAGCTTGACGATTGTAACGTATTGGATTTTTAGTATATACAGGCTTTCCATTTTTAAAAACAACATTCCCCTGTTTATCGTATTTTAATTCATATTCAAATTGTTTAAGTCTTGCTTTTGGGTTTCTAGTAGTAAACTTTCTTTCCATAGATTCACGCCTATGAGCAGAATGTGTAACGCTTTTAATAAAATCTCTTAAAGAAGTATCGGTAGTTCGTTTGGCTATGTTTTTAGGCAACATAAACTCAAACAACACTCCCATTAAACGACCATTTTTAGGCGTATCTAAATCAGCATTAGGAGCCAAAGGAAAATAATCTTGCCATAACTTTACCCCTAAAGAATGCACCATTCCATAAGGCAATTTATTTAAATCCACAACAAACGTACCATCAGGCAACGTATCTTTCATAAATACAGTTGTATCTAAATTCATGTTTTTTGCATTTGCAACAACATAATCATATGCATCTTTATAAAATTGATTTGCGGTATCAGGTCTACGTTCTAATCCAGATTCTATTTTAGCTATCATAGTAAACTTTGCCGCTTCTATGTCATTTAAACCATATACTTTTTTTGCAAAATTATTAAGTTCTTTTTCTGTAATAACTTCTTTAGACTTGTATTTTTTATTCACCCAAGACCAAAATTTATCTGATTTCTTTGTTCCCCAACCTTTTGCCATTGCAATTACATTATAGCTTTTAAATCCAGCTTCTGCCTGCGAAATATGATAAGCTTCTTGCATAACTTCATTAACATCATTGCATCTATTCTTGCTCATATAATACAACCTCGTTTTTCAAATTCATCTTTTAAATAATCTGTGGTTTTTCTTAATACACCTAAATCTTCTGTATTTGGAACTATAAAATCCTTATCTTTATTCAACGTATTCCATTTTTGATAATACTCTCGCATTAATTCAGGATCTAATAAAGAATTTCTAGGATCAATAGGATCTGTTGGAGGAAAAGCAGTATTTAAACGTAAAGAACCCGATCCTTTAATTTTATTTGAATCCACAATATCGTTTAAATACGCCCAAGTAAATAATTTTCTTTGCGCAGGAGATAAGTTGTTTTGATTTAAGCGAGCAACCCAACCTTCAATTACTGCATTTTCACGATCATTCATTTGATATTGATTAGAACTAAAAGATTGATCATAAGAATCAATATCTTCTTCAAAATCAGTATCTTTTATTGCTTGACGAAGTTCGGTAGATAAATTCTGAGCAAATTTTTGAGCTTGTGCAATTAAAGGGTTTATATTTTTTAATCCCCATATGTCTTTTTCTCTATTGCTCATTTTATCAATTTCTTTTTGAGTCATACCAGATTCAATCATAAGTTCATCTACAATGTCTTTATTCCATTGATTAGATACGTCAGTCATTACCGCTTGATGCAAAGCAATTGCTTTACCAAATGGAGTTCTAAATGCATTTCCATCCCAACCGTTATCAATGCCTTGTTTATAAACTGAAGTAGAAATTTCTTCTAATGCATGTTGCGCTCCTTCTTTACCAAATAGCTTCCCTTCTACTACCATATCTTGAATTAAAGACCGAGCTTCTTTCATATATTCCCTAGTCTTTTTGTCTTTTTTATCAAGACCTAATTCTTCTAAATGTTTATCTAACATTGCAGTAATTCTGTATTCACTTGCATTTGCATTAGGCTTATCTTGAATAATTTTATTGCTTCTACTTTTTATCCATTCAAAATACTCTTCTCCAAAATCAAAATGATCTTTAAACGAAAGTTCGTTTCCTGCGTATTTACCACCCACAACGCTTAATCCTTTTGTCATTGGACTAATTACTTCATTTGCAATTAAGCTATAATGCTCATCGGATATTGTTTCATTTTTATTGTCATCATAATAAAAAAGTGCGCTGTATAATTTTTTTCTAGAAAAGTTCCAATAATCTGGTCCAAGAAGTAATAATTTCGCATGGTCAGCCGCAGCTTGCATATACATACGATATAAATTTTCCATTGAAACTGTTTTGTCCATATCAGGATCGTGCCAAGTGTCTTGCATTTTTCTCATTTTAATAACACGACCATCTACTTCAAGTTTTTCAAACCAAGTATTTAATACACCTGATATTTTTGCCATATTACCAATCATTGCAACTGCACTTTTACCTAATGACATTTGATACATAGCATCTGCAAGACCGTTCATAGTAGCAATTTCAATTTCTTGACCAGAAGGAGACAATCCCAATCCACTAGTTAATTCTTGATTGTCTTTTAAAAATTTCATTAAACGTTTATGCTTTCCAGTTAAAAACGTAATACTGGCAGTATCTCCATCTCCATCACCTTCAAAAACTTGCTTAACAATTTTAGGATTTACCATAAAAGTATCTCCAATATTTTCAAGTCTTTTAACTCTCATTACACGATAACCAAACCTAGAAGGAACAGGACTTCTTACTGCCAATACTTCAATAGGATTTTGTTTTAACCATGCATTAATGTCCGCTTTAGAAAATTCTCCAGTCATTCCTTTAGATTTCATTATTTTTACAATGTTTTTTGCGATTTTATGGTCATAAGGAAGTACGATTTCATTGTCGTTTAAATCGCCCATGTTGTCCATTCTAAAATCAAGCTTAGAACCGTAACCAAGAAAATCAATAGCAGTTCGTAAAATTCCATTTTTTACAACATTCTCGTTAGTTCCAGCATCAGAAGGATGAAATCCAACTCCTGTCATAGCGTTTCTTGAAATTCCAAGAGGAACACCATCAATAGTAGCACGAACATATCCTATTTTAAATTGATCCATTTCAGAAGGATTGTTTACTACATTGTTTAAAAGATTTAAAGACTGCATAGGACTTCTTTTTCTTTTTACATCTCGATCATAAAAGTAATCCATTACCATCTGTTGAAAATTAAAGTCAGGAAAATAGTTTAATAATTGAGTAAAAAACTTTGAAAGACTTTTGTCGTTTTCTCTTGCAAACTGAATCATAGTAACAGAATTACCAGGAATGGTAATCGTTTCGTTAAATTGATTCGCATACTTGCCTGTCATTGCTTTGGTTTCATCTGGAGTAGCAAGATAATCAATCATTTGATTGTTTTTATCGTAGATATTTACAAACCCACTTTCATCTCGTTTTATCGTAGCTACAAAATCACCATTTCCATCGGTAATCTCAACAGAAGAAACACCGTCTTCTAAAAACCAAGCAAATTCTTGATGTTTTTGTAAAATTGCACCTTCATTGCCTCCTACATAAAAGGCAGTTTTTGCTCTTCTTGCTCTTTTATTAGTTCCTAAGTGATTTACATAATCTTCAACAAAATTAATTTCAGATGTCCAAGTAGAACCATCCCATATATATTGCCATTGATTGTCTATTTTTTGAACTAAATCAATGTCTTTTCGAGATCCATCTTCATAGACTTTAGTCATTTTTGCTTTACTGTCTGCACCTAGTTTTACGCTTGTATCAAACGTAACCATTTTTTTATCAGGCATCAATTCACTTCGAACACCTTCAGAAAAAGGAATCTTTGCACGATGAACAATATTATGACCACTTAAATGTAACCAATAATCATTTCCATATATTTTTTTATATGCCTCGTGTCTTGCTATTTGAGCTGCGTTGTATCTCTGTATTGAATTTTTAATATTTCCTTTTTTATTAGGAGGAAAAAACTCTAATACTTCTTCTAAATTTGATTTAGAACTTCCTTCAATTTTGCCATAAGCAATATACCCCATAATCCAATCACGCTTTACTTTAGACTTTAAATTATCAGGAACGCTTTCTAATTCACGAGACCAATACGAAGCAGTGCGACCTGACCAACGTTTTGCATCTTCAGAAACTTTTACCATTGGTATTAATTTTCCGTCTCCACGAACAAACAAAGGAACCATATTGTTTTTATACGCTGATCTTAAAAATGCTTGCCACCCTTCAATTCGATGATTTCCATTTTGTCTTAATGAAAATTCTAATTCTTGTTCGCCTTTTTTATTTTCATGAATAATTGGCTTATTGTATCTCCACATATCGGTAATAGATGTGTACATTAATTCGCCTACTTCAAACAAACTTTCAGCCGCCCTAGACCTCATTTTATTGGGAAGATTTTTGTACAACTTTTGAAACTTTTTATATACAGTTCCTTTGTTATTAACTACCCAATTAGAACCTCTATCTTTTTTTCCTTTAAATTCAAATTTAAATCCTGCAGGGCGATTTGGCTTTGGACCAAAGAAAATACTAAACAAACTACGAACAGCACCTTTTTGTTTTGGACCTCTATTTGTAGGAGTGCGATTAATTTCTTGTTGGGAGTTCCAAAAACGAACTAACAACATTTTTTGATAAGGACTTTCTGACAATTTATCAATAGGTGTCCTACCATCGTCTGAATATACTTTATTCGATACAATAAACTCTTCTTGGCTAATGGCATTTAAAAAAGCTTCTGGAGTTTTGCTAGTAATAGCCAAGTTATAATACGCTTTTGCATTTGCTTTATTTGGAGTTACACCAATAGCATCAAAAAAAGCACTGTCCATTTTATAAAAATTACTTGCTTTAGTGCCTGCTTCTAATTTTCCTGTTTCAGTAAGACCAATTCCTTGTCTTAAAAACTCTTCTGTGGCATCCCAAGCATCTTGCATTGTATCTGCAATATCAGACAAAGCACCATCATTAAAATCATTTGAAAATTGTATTTCCCAATCTTGTTCAGCATAAATACCAACTTTATCTAAAGTTTCCTCTAGATTAATTTCATAATCTTTTGCCCATTCATTAAATGCATCTGCAATTAATGTACCTTCTAATCGTTCTGACATATTTCTTTTGTAATCATGCCAATAGCTTAAAGGAAGATTGAATTTTCTTATTAACTGTTGAAATCCAAATGCAAATGCTTTATTTACTCTATTTTTAGAACCTCTATTTAACAAACCGAATGATTTTTTAGTCCAATCAATTAAACCAATATCGTAATCTTCTTCATCGCTCCACCAATCTTGATCGTCATCAGGGTTGGTTAAATCTTCATGAGTATTGTTTGCAACATTATCTATATCGCCATCAGTTAATTCAAGATCTGAGTCGTTATATTTTCCATCTAAATATGAATCCAATTCTTCTTCTGTTGTAACAGAATACGACTCAAGGTTTTTATCTTTAGGCGTTCCTTTAATAACAATTTTCTTTACTTTTTTTACTTTATTTTTAACAGATTTATCTACTTTTTTACGAGCTGTTATCTTACTATCAGTAGCTTTAATTGTATCTGATTGTTTTTGAGCTTGCATTACAGTAAATGAAGCTCTTACTGCAATTACAAAGGCATCTATATTGTCAAATGAAGTTGAATCAACACCAAAAATCCCAAATAAATTGTCGATAAACTTTCTAAATAAAGATCTATTGTCTTCAGAAAATTTTATTTTTTGAAGTTGTTGTTGAAAATCTTCATTAACCATTAACTCCGATACAAATTCTTTTAAATTACTAAACCCATAAAATTTACTTCTTAAAGATTTAGCAACATTTTTTTCCGTTACGGTTAAACCATTCTTTTTTAATTTTTTTACTAGCTTTTTTAAATCTGTAATGCCTTTTTTATCTTTATCCGTAAGTTGGCTTTTAATTAATTGAAATAAATCGTCTAATTGTTTAACTGCTCGATATTGATCGGTAGAATCATCAAGTTTTCCATCTAAATAATTTTGAATAATTCTTGCTGATGCACTATGAACAACTTCATGTAAAACCGTATAAAGCAATGCATCTTCTGATTCCATCTTTTTTGGATTAATTGTAATTTCATTTTTACTGCGATTATACTTTCCTTTTACTTTAATTCTTCCATCTGAGCGAATAGTAAGATCGCCTGGAATAAAGTCTTTTATAACATCAAATACCGCCTTAAAAGCAGGATTTTTTATTCGATCAAAATTAAAAGAATCTAAAAATCGTTTTGGTTTTGTTCCAATATTAGCAGAAAACTCCACTTGCTCTTTTTCAAGTCTTAAAAGAATTTTTTCTCTTAAATCTTCACCTTTAAATATTTTTGCTAATTTTAAATCTTCGCCACGAAGAGAACTTGTTTTTTCTAACTCTCCTATTTCTATTAAATCTGTTTTTTCATCAACAGTTAATTCAATGTTTTTACCTTTAATACTTGCTATAGAAGATTTTGTTTTAGGATCGTATGAAAGTTTTACTTCACTAGTTTTAATTCCACCTATAACATTATCACGAGTTTTTTCTTTAACAGGCTCTTTTTTAGTTTTAATGTCTTCTTTTTGTTGTTTTTTTAGATCTTCTTTTTTTTGTTTCCATTCAGGTTTAAAAGACTTTTTCATCTTTTTATTCCAACCTTTATCAATTTCAGAATCAAAAACATCAAAAGATTCAGGATTTTTTATTGTATAAGACTTATCAACTCCATGAGCCATTTTTACTGTATAATAAGTTTCTTCTACTCCATCTTTATTTTTCTTTACTCCTGTTCCTATTACTTGTAAAGTTAAATCTCTACCAGTAGACTTAAAAAACTCCAGTTTACCTTCTGTTTTTACTTGCCATTTATGAGGATTAACTAATTTAGTAACTGCGGTAGGAGTGTTTTCTGTTACAGGTTTCTTGCCTTTACCATCTGTTTTTACACTATCTCTAACATTTTTTCTTTTTTTAATTTTTTCCCCAATTGAATTAAACTCATTTACTAACTTTGATAATTCTTGTTTCTTTTTCTTAGTAAACTTTTTAGGATTCTTGTTTTTTTCTTTAGCAAGTGCTTTAATTTTTGATTTAAGTTTTTCTTGCTTATTAAGTAAAACCTTGTCTTTTTTTGTATTAACCTTTGTTCGTTCATCACTGTAATCACTTATATTGTTTTCAGATGTATAATTTTGAGAAAGTTTTGCTTCTTCTTCTGCTCGTTTTTCTAAATCAATTTCTTCAGCAATTTGATCTAATACCTCTGCTTGTTCATCAGGAAAAATAGCTTTAAAATCTTTTAAAGTAAGTTGATCTACAAAATCAATTGCATTTAAACCAAGAGCTTTTAGCATAGCTTTACCTTTCTTGGTTCGTAAAAGCTTTGCATTTCGTTTTTTTGCATTTACTTCACTAATTGAAATTCTTTGACGAGCTTGATGATATTTATCAATTTGACCTATATCGTCTGCAACATTTTCTAAAATATCGCCCATAATGGTACCGTTTTTGCCTTGCAAAGTAACGTCAGCCATCATACCAATTTGAACTGCTAGATCTACATCATTATGAAACAACAACTCTTTTCCATCTTTAGATTTTAATTCATTTGTTAACTGTTGGACTTCATAAAATCTTTTTGCATCATCTGAAGCTTCTTTATCTAAATTAGCAGATAAATCACGAGAATCTTTATAAGCTTGATAACCTTGACCAGTTAAAGAAAAACCACCACCAATTATCCCACCAAGAAATGTAGCTTCATTTAAACGTCTTTCTTCCTGTTCTGCAGTTAATTGTTTGTATTCAGGTAAAAAAGGTTGCATTAAAGAAATATTTAAACCTTCTTGCGTTCTTTCTGTCCAACCTTCTTGAACGACTTGCGGAAATGTTCTTCCTATAGGAGCCAATGGTTTTTTTACCATTTTAAACGCTTGATTTGCAAGCATACGTTGCCCCATATTGCTTTTTACCCATTTTGAAGCTAATGCACCCATTCCCTCTTTTAAACCCCAACTAGCCAATCCACCACCAACACTTGTTAAAATTTCAATTCCTGTAGATTGCAATGCATACAATTGAGACATATTATCTACAATATCTTTAATCAAAGGATCGGTTAATTCATCAGCAGTAATAAATCGTTCTTCTTGCCCTTCGCCTAAATCAATTTGATATTTTTTTCTGAATTCTTCAGGAGAATAAATATCGTTTTCTTTTGCCCAAATTGCCTCTTTTTGAGTGTCTTTCCAATTGCTAGTTAATTCTTCAGACCACGAACCTGATTCAACTAAATATCCTGGAGCAGAAAACAAGGTAGCTCCAGCCAATCCTCCTGCTAAACCACCTACAGGACCACCTGAACTCAACCCCATTGCTCCACCTACAGCTGCGCCTGCCATTGGCAAACCAGTAGTAACTACTTGTTGCATAACGCCTTCTGCAATCGCAGAAAATATATACCCATCTTTAAACGTAGGAATGTCTAATGGACCAACAGAAAAACCACCAACATCTCGCCTTCTTTCTTCAGACGACAGTGTAAATTGACCTGTTTTTGGATCAAATGTTTTTTGACGTTCTTTTAAATAATCTGCAACACCTTGAAACCATTCTCCCGTTTCTTGCATATTTAAATATTCAGGATCTCTTAATCCAATTGCCGCACCTTCCATCAAAGAAGCTGTAGTTGTTGCCAACGCACTCCATAAATTATCTCCTGAAGCGTCTACCGATTGACGATGAGCATAGGTGTTCATAGACTCAGCAATCGGAGGAAGAATAACATTTCTGATATAATCATTATAGGTATTTGCCAATACCATTTTTTCTTTATTTTCAAGACCTTGAGGCATGTTATCAATAAAATGAGTATGAAGACCATTAAGCCTTACTGCATAATCATCAATAATTCGTTTTTTTAAAGTAGGATATAACCCACTAAAAATAGCATCTTGTTCTCCAATATCTGATAACACTGCACGATATATATTGGCATACCCTTCATCAATGTCTTGAGTTTTGGATGTGCCTAAAGATACAGGATCGTATTGAGTTTCATTGGGATCAAATTCTTTAATTTGTTTGTTTAATACATTAAACAATGTATCGTGAGGATATCGACCTTCTTCATCGGGTTGTGGCTTATACAATACTGGAGTTATACCAGTAGGAATCGAATACTGATCAGCGTCTATTATGTTTTCGTAAGACGCTATCCCTTCAGGAGTGTATAAGTTTTCATTAGGGCGAGCCATTGTATACTAATCAGTAGTGTTTTCTTGTCCAAATTTTGTGGCATTTTTATTAATACCTAATTGATTACCAAATACAACATTATAATTAAATAAACTTGAAGAAGAAGTAGGATCTAATTGAGGATCAATAATAGATTGATTTGGATCAAATTGTTGCCCCCAACCTTGTACTTGATTATCTAAATTTCTTGATTTACGATACATTTCAACTGCTTGTTTCCAACCAACTATTGCATTATTTTTAAATTGATTAAATTGTTTTTGCCCTACTGAAGTTTTAGATTTTGGAGGAAATCTATTTTTAATATAATCGGTTAAATAATATTCATTGTCTTTTTCCATTTCTTTAATAGCGTCTTCAATATAAGTATCTAAATATCTTCCTTTTTTATTCATTCTTCTATGACCAATCATTTGTATTGCTTTCTTTTCGTCTTTAACAATATTTCCATTTTCATCTTCAAGTGTTCCATTTTCAAAAGATGTCATTATAGACTTTCCGTATTTTCCTTCTATACTTTCTTTTACTTCAGATGGTAAAAAAGAATCAATAATATTAGCCATTACATTTTTTTGATTACTAAAATAATTTAAAGAACGTTTATTTTTTGGATCGGTAGTAAGATTTTCAGTGCCAATGTCAAAAGGACTCATTGCTTTTGAAGCAGAAGCCAGTTTACTTAACATTTGTAAATTAGTATTCATGGTTACTAAATCATTTTGATAACCTTGAACTTTAGATTGCGCATTAGGATCAGCACCCAAGCCATGAAAATCTTTCCAAGACCGAGGTTCTTTACTTGATTTAGTTGCACTAGTAGCACTTGACGCTACCGCCATTGATTTCATAGTTGAATAATCAGAAGCTTCTGTTTTACGAAATAAATCAATTAATGGTTTGTCCTGTTCAGGAACAACTCTTTCTGTATAGTCAGCTATAAGTCTTTCATCAGATGCCATTGCAGTTGCTTTTCGAATTGCAGTTATATTTTTAATTCTATTTTCAATTGCAGTTGCTTCTGCTCTTGTGCTTTTACCAGAAATGCGAATACCTGATGTAGTTAAATCATCTATTAAATCTAAAAATTGAGTAGGTTTTGAAGGATCGTAAGGTTTTTTAGCCTCTGCTTTTACAATATTGGCTTTTTCATTCCATGCAGTTAATTGATCGTTGTATTGTTTTTCTAATTCAAGTTTTTTAATTCTTTCATTACCAACTATATCCATCAATTCGTCTTGACCTTGAAGCTTTTTAATATTATCTATTGCAACATTATAATTATCATTGGTATCTACTTCTAATGCATTTTTTTCAAAAAGAGTCATTAAACTATCAATTGCATCTCTTTTTTGATTTTCTTTTTGCTGATTTAATCTAGCAATTCCTAATAAATCTACAGCCATTATGTGTTACTCGAATATACGTTCCAACCAGATCGTAATACTTGACCTGATCCTGGTAATACTGAATCTGCTAATAAAGAACCCACCGCAACACCAGTGCCAATCATAGCTTGTTTTTTTTCTTTTTCTAGTTCTTGTTTTTTAGACTCTAATTCAACTTTCATAGATTCTATTGCATCCATACTTGCTCGTTTACTTTCTTGTATTCGATCTGATTGCAAAGCAAATCTATTGCCTGCTTGTTCAATAGTATTGTCAATACCTTGCTGAAGATTCATTCTAATTTCGTTAGTTTTGTTTTTAATGTTTCCAACCGATTGATTTCTGTTTGAAGCTAAGTTTTTAAGACTAGCTTGTAATTTAGCGTTTGAAGCGTCAGCAGTAGACTCTACATTAGTATTTAAATAATTTCTAACATTATCTGTTTCTCTTTGAGCATCGGTTAATGTTTCAGATATCATACCAGGAATTTCACCTAATCCTTCTTGAACATCTGAAATAGCATCTCCATATTGATTCATAGCTAGTAAATTTCCACCTGCCATCATTGACGCACCCAATACATTTTCAGCACCGCCAAGTTTATCTAAAAGCCCTGTTGAAGTGCTTGCAGTAACGTCAGAAGATACTGCATCAGCCATAACTCCTGTAGGAACTTGAGCAGGTTGACCAGATCGCATTGCTCTTTCTACAATACTTTTTTGAACTTCATCCATTGTATTAATATCAGGAGGTGTTGTAAACTCTTCAAAAGACATTCCTATATTGTTTTTAGAAGTTACATCTTGAATTGTTTCTCTAGGAACAGATTGAATACTAGAAAGCATTTCATTTTTTGGTGTTATATATGGATTTACTCCTCCATCTCGACTTACTGTAGTAGAAACAGGAATGTTATCTTGAACATTTCCTGTAGTTACATTTGATACAGGTGTATTTGCTTGAGCAACAATAGGATTTTGATTATCTAAAGATTCAGTAATAGGCTCAAACATCCAATCTGGAATAACTTCATCACTTGGTCGCTGATAAGGATATACAGTTGTTAAAGGTGGTTCTTCTTGTATTGCCAATGAACCTTCAAATGGGTTTCTTTCTCCAAAATTTTGGCTTTTATAAGGCGGTAAATTAGACCGCACATTAAATGGATCAGGCATTGTGATTTCAGAACCTGTTCCAGAACTGTAAGCATCTATAGAAGTTTGAGGTAAAGCTTGATTAGGTGCATTAATATTAAATGGATTATTATAACCAAATGTTTTTGGATTGATTGAAGGTAAATTAGATACATATTCTGAATCTTTATATATATCATAAGACATCAATACTTTTTGCAATTCTTCATCTGATAATTGTGAAAGATCATAATTAGAATAGTTTAAATTTGTTCCTAAATAATCTCCTATAGTAGCCATTATTTTTTCCTCATAAAATTAAGAATTTCATCAACAGGATTAGAATCTAAACCAAGTTTGGTTACTATATCGCTTACTACAGGATCTTTTACATAAGTAGCTTGTTCTAATTGAGCCATAGGAATATCAATCCCACTAATAGTTACATTGGGTTTTTTGCCTTGTGCAAATTCAGA